TGCATTAATATTAGTGCTTGTATATTCTAGTAATATTAGATTATTACTTAAACTTGCTGTTACGTCTGGAACAGCATTTGTAATTGTGTTTACAATATCAGCAGTGGACATTCCATTGTCAGCATGTGTTAAAACAAATTGGATAGCATCGTTTTCATTATAATTGTTTATGTTATTGATTGTTACTGCTTGACCATTTAAGTTATATTGGCCTACTGTTAATGTGTTACCATCTACGATTACATCTTGTAGTTGGTAGCCTGTTACACTTAATGCTTGTGAAATAGTATATGTGTCAAGTAAGTCTATTACTGGAGTATGTGTTATTGTGACTTCAATATATGCAACATCAACCCAATCAAAAGGAGGCATGCTTATAGTAAGAACTTGACCATTTAAATCTCCAGTTGAATCAATAGTATCTGTTCCCCCGCCATTATAAGTAATTACACTTTGAATATTAGCTACATTATATCCAGTAAGGTCAGCAGATATTGTAACAGTCTTGCTTGAAATACCTGTAAAATCTGCTGGATGTTGAAATGTTTCAACAATATCAGGAGGTGTTACGCCTATATTTTGTATAGCTGTGTTTTGTTGAATATTTGTAGGTATGTTGTCAAAGTCAACAACTGTTCCGTTGATTGTAATTGTTTTTCCTGCTACAGTTTGGAAAGTAGGATTAACAATATTGCCTAGTAATTGTGCTGGACCAATTACACCTTGTGTGCTGCTTGTTCCTCTAAATGTTAGAACATTGCCGTTGATTGCAAGTTGATCCAAATTGCTTACAACTGGACTTACCACACTACCTGTTGCTACAATGTCACTTATTTCTATTGTAGTTTCAACAAGTGTAACAGGATTGTTATCAATGTTTACAACTGTTCCATAAGGAAAAATTGGATTTGTAATACTTCCTGTTTCGAATATACCTTCGTTGACAGTTGACAATCCTGTTGAATCTACTATACATTTGTATAGTGCGCTTTGTCTTCTTACAATGTCGCCGAGTCCATAACTCTTTGTGCTTGACCAACTTTCTATTGTTGCATAATCTGCTGTGCTATCATAAACATTAGGCATGTCTTTTGTATTAAAGCTGTAGTATTTTGCTTCAGTAGACAGCGGACTACCTGCTGTGTTTAGTTTAGTTTGTGTCTTATCAAAGTCTGTGATGTTAAACTCTATTTTGTTTTTGTTTACAAATCTTGTATCATTGTCAGTGATAGCAATACTATCACCTGTGCTTGGTTGTTCTGCAAATTCTATCACTTGAGGATCGTTGCCAAGTTCACTTTGTAGCAGTTTAATCTCTGTGCTTTCTTTTCTTGTTGTATCTCCAAAGTAACTGTGATTGAACATATACTTTTCATACACATCAATGTCTTCTGCACCTTTTATAAATCTTGCAAGTCTGTCAACACTTGCATTAGTTCCTGCTTCTTTGATGGCGCCTTGATAAAATTTTGTAATCACATTAGGATCTAAGTGTAAGTCTCTTAGCCATTCTCTGTCGATGTTGCCAATGCTGATGTCTTTGGCTTTCTTTACATCTTTGTTAAACTCAGGCACATCAGTTCTATAGTATTCGTTTGTTTCTTCTACGCTACTGTCAAAGTTTTGAACAATATGATCATCAAACACTAGATAGCCTGGTGCTTTTTTGTTACCATCCCAATCTCTTGTTTTACCACCTCTTACTAATAATCTATCTTGTCTGTTATGCTTTACGTCATCATAAACTGTGTTGTTAAATGTTGTTGTATTGTTAAACACAAATGCATGTTGATAATCTGCAACTGCTACAGAAATACTACCAAAGCTACTATTGTTTTTACTTGCAAATGTTGCTGTGTTATTCTCTCTTGTTACAACAAGGTTTTCATCTGTTGCAAGTGTTCCATTTTTGAAAATTATATCGTTTGAATAATAAGCAAACGTATTTGATTTTTCTATTGCACCCTGTGATGTTGTAAATGTAATATTGTCGCCTAAGTCTAATACTAACTCGTCACCTTCTATTGCTCTAATAGTCCATCTTACAAATGTATTTGCTTGTGCTTCTTTGCCAATTGCAAAACTAAACCCAATGCCTTCTAAGTATTCAAAGTAACCAAGTATAAACGTGTAAACATCTTGTATTTTAGACAGTGTTGTACCATAATCTATAACACTTGGATTAGTTACAAACTTTTTATATTTCTTAAGAACTTTACCAGAAATATCAACTGTAGTGAAAGGACTTGTGCTTGTAGTGATAGGTTCAACAAATTTAAATTCTTGTCTGTTGTTACTTAACCCTCTTAGTTGATAACCTTCTCTTTCTCTTTTTATTATAAGTTCGCTAGCATTTACAAATAAATGAGGATAGTCTCTGTGCATTACAATATTGTAATCATTGTTACTGATTTTAAATGATCCACTCATGCTGCTTTCTGCAAACAATTCAACACTATCTTTTCTAGTAAAACCGTTTACTTTTTGTATTAGATTTGTATCAATGTATTTGTATGTGTCTTGTAAATTGTCTTTGTAATTGTTTCTAATATTATAATTGTATTGTGCTTGACTTAAACCATTTGCAGTGAATTCAGCTTCAATATACTTGTATTCGATTTCAATATTTCCGTCAAGAACATTACTTGTAAACACTGCCTCGTTTGTAATATCAAACAATCTTTTGTTTATTAAAATATTTTCAACACTACCATCTGTTGCAAAGTTTACAACTGCTTTTAGGTTTTGATTAAAACCGTTGCCTTGGATAATGCTTCTTTCATTGTTTGTGTTGCTGTATGTATTGTTAGAAGTGATAATAATTTCTGATAATACTTTGTTGCTTTTATAACCAGGTATAATAAAAGATTGGTTGTTAAACAATTCTTTATCAATTTCTGCAATTCTAAATTGGCTGTTATCGTTTACAATTGATTTCATTATGCCTGGCTGGAAAAATTCTGTAAATGCACGTGCTGGTAAAAGTTTTAGTATAGCATCTAATGTTACACTGTAGCACTGTGCAGTTTGTCTAAATTCTTGTTCGGTAGGACCCCAATCACCAAATACAAATGGTTTTGCTCTTTGCTGTAGGCTTGGGTGATTTCCTGGAACTAACACTTCAGCAGGATCTCTTAATGCACCTGTGTTATCTACTGGACTTTGTGTATCCCAATCCCAATAAGTTCTTGCGTAGTCAACCTCTTGATATACCAATGTGCCTGGTTCTGATACGTTACCAGTTTTTAGTGCTTCTATTAGAGCATACCTCTTTGTAGCATCTGTCCAACTATAATGTGCATCCCACCATGTTGGCTTGTATGGGAGACCCAACATGTGCCATGGAGTTGTATGCGGAGTAGCAGTGCCAAATAAAATATTGTAGATACCAACATAGTGACCTGGTAGTTTTGCTACATTTAGTCTACTGTTTGATCCTAATATGAATTGAACACTATCTTTGTAATTCCATGTCCAACCTTCTGGATCTGTTTCGTCATAAATTAATTCTTCTATTACAACATCTTTGTTATTTGCTCTTGCCCATTTTGCATAGTAAGTGTATACATAATCATCTAATTGATCTAATGTATACCATGTGTATCTGTGTTGACTAGGCATAAACTTGTCAATTGTTTTGTAGTTGGTGTTTCTTTCATACAGGCTATCCTGCTTGACTAAGCCAGCATAAATCATACACTCTAATTCGTATTGAGCAGCATTTACAATATCAAAGTATTGGCTGTTCATATCATGTAAATCATAGTTAGATGCTAATGGATATTTTCTATTATCGTGTGTAACTAAATGTTGATCTACAACTTGAGGCTGTTGTCCTAGTTGTAAGCCTAACTTTACCATGCTTTGTGGAACATAGCTACTATTATCCATTTTATAAAAATCAATGTCAAGTGAAGGATATTCACCATTTGCACCAATTACTGGTGTTACTAGTAGAGTAACTTTATTTCCGTTGATTGTATATTCTTTATCTTTGACAAGTATTCTACGTGTCATATTATTATTAATATTTTCTGTTAACCATACATAAACATGATCTCTAATATTCATGTCGCCGTTTGCAGATTTGTCAATTACAAATTCTGTTTGACTGTTATCAATTGTGTAAAGATTTGTAATTGGTTCTACTGTGTAAAGCATGTTGCTTGTTTTGTAAAGATCTGTGCCTTTTTTATTTGCAAGCAGAACAGCTAATGCCTTATTAACAATTTCCTGTATTGATGTTGAACTGTTGCTTGCATACAAACGTTTTACTTGATTTCTAAATCTAACAATAAACGCATCATAATCTTGGCCTTGTTCATAAATTGCGCCAGTGATACTTTTTGTTTTGTCTATGTATTGAACATCATGCATGATACCACTGTCGTTGTTCAACATAATCTTACCACCGTAATTTGACAGTCTTTGAATTGAGCTAAAGTTATTTTTGCCAAATACATTGCCTTCAAATCCTGGCATTGCAAGCATCATGTCTTTCCAATGTGATGCTGTTTCGCTTAATGTAAATATATCAAATGTTTCATTTAAACTATTTGATTGCCATAACGTAGGCAAACTTGCATTGCTGGTTTGATTATTTGTATCAATGTTAAGGTATTCTAAATCAACAATGTCACCTACATTATAGTTTGCCTGATTGATTGTTATGTTGTCGCTGTTTATTGTTACAGAGTTAGCAACAGTATTTTTTCCATTTACTGTAAGTCTATGAAAATGATTATCAACACTTGCAACACTTGTAATTTTAAATACTGCATCTGTGCCTATTGTTACTGTGTCTGTTGACAAAGATGACAATGACTTTGTTTCCAAAGGTTGAATAGTTTCGCTATTGTTTGCTAGCACCAATGCTTGATCAAGCAAGTTTGTAATTTTAATAGTTGATTTTGTATCTACAAGTATACCATCTTTAAACTTGTCTACATTTTTATAAATGCCAGTGCCTTGCTCTGTAATTTCTTTAATATTGATTACACCGTCTAGTATACAAACTACATACTCAAATGTTGGTGTAAAATTATCATAGCCTACAGGAATTACAAGAGTGTTGTTTGTGTCTGTAATTGTGTATTGCAAATGTTCCCATGCACCCAATGTAATATCACTTGTTTTATAAAGGGTTGTTAGAATATCATCAACTTTAAAATAATTGTAACCTCTTCCTTTATATTGGTAGCTAAGTTTACTGTCTATGTCGTCTGTGATAATAAAGTCTTGTTTGTATTTGTTACTGTGATTTATAAACTCAATTTCTGCGCCATTTGCTGTGTCTCTATAAGATAGTTTTTTACCTAAGATAGGATCAACATGTGTATCGCCGCCTTTGTAGCCAAATATTTTATTACCAAAAAACTCACTGTCAAACTCGCTTACTTCACTGCCTTCTGAAGTATAAAGTTTAAACATTGGCTCTTGGTGTGCAAATTTTTTTGCTTGGCTTTTTTCTAGTAAACCATTTTCAAAATATACATCAGCTTTTTGATATTTTTTTAAATCTGCAAATGGTGTAAAGTCAATGAATGCACAATGACCATCTTGTAATAGTTTTTCTTCTACTAGAATATTACCTGCTGTCATTTTATAAAGGTGTGTTGTATATACATCTGCAAATAAAACATAGCTGTGTTCTGGGATATTACTATCAAGTGGCATAATCAAATCGTTACCGCTTGGTATTGGAAGATAATCGCCCTCTGGCTTGATATAAAAATCTACGTGTCCTAACCAATGATAGTCTAATGAACTGTCATAATCACATGCATCAAACATATTCATGTTTGATTGGAATTCTATGATACTTCTCTTTGCTTGCAACTCTGCATTGATGTATTGTGTTAAATCAAGGTGAGGCATAAGTTGTTTATACGTGTTAATACAATCAACATGAACCCATGCATTAATTCTAGAAAATGCTGTGTGTCTACTGTCATCTCTTGCAATTACAATGTAATCTGGTGATGTTTCAATAAGTGCTTCATAATCCCAGTTTTCAATATCATAAGATTCGCCTAGGTTTGAATTTGCAGTCACTGATGTAGCTGTAACTTTACCTTTGGTTACTTTTAAATAATATATACCAGGTAAGTCTGGAAATTTTACATAGGTATCTAAAACAAGTTTGTCATTGTTAGATTCATGTCTAATCATGTTAAATCCATCAAAGAAAACAGGTTTTGCATTAGTTGCATCATTGTTAAATGCATCAATCATTGCTAGGCTGTCGCCTTGTCCGTTGTAGATACTTGCTGTATTATGTTCTACATTATATACTACATTCCTATCCCAATATCCACTTGATTCAATATTGCCTTTGTATTGATTACTATATCTATACTTGCCATTTTGTTCTCTAAACAATATCAAGTTAATACCAGTGCCTACACCGCTGACTAGATATGTGTTGCCTGATGCTGTGCCCCAGTCGCCGTCAAATCTAATCAACATTCCATTGTGTAAATCAAAAGTATTATTATCATCTTGTAATGTATATGTAGATTGATTTTGAATTAGGTTAAGTATTTCAACCAAACCAAGTGTGCTATTTTCTGCAACATATGTTGGTAAATTTTGTGCCCAATAGTAGCTGCTATAGTTGATAAGCATGTCAATATTAATTGGGGGATTAAACACATGTGACTGTGTTGAATATGCACTTGCATAATTGTATTCGTTAAAGTTTGTAGCAATTCCATTTACTACATCATCAAATGTTAAAGTGTTAGTAATATTGTTGTTTGCATCTTTTGTAACGATGCCAGGTTGTAACTGACTTATTTGTTTAGCGGTATTGTTGTTTTGAATATCAACATATGTATCATTAAGTGTTCTGTCTTTGCCATGCACACTTCCAAAAAAGCCATTGTAGTCTTTTAGATTACCTTTACTGATCATTTGATCCAAGGTGCTATCTAACCAAACTTTGTTAGTATCTGTTTGGAAAGTTTTTGGTAAAAAATTACTGCTCTTGATTTTGTTATTAGGATACTGTCCTGCTCTTTTTTTGTTGTCAGCCATTTTTATTGTCCTGCTCTAATATTAGCATCTGTTATTGCATCAATAATACTGATATCATTGATTTTTACATCTGGTATAAACATTTCGCTACTGCTTGGTGTAATTTCAAACAAGTCACCAAATACACTATCTGTACCTTGAGGAACGATAACAAAACTACTAATTACTCCAGTTAGCTCTTGATGAATGTAAGCCGCTAGTTCAGTAAAATAAAAAGTTTCGCCAAAGTCCCAATTTTCTATTGCAAAATACTCATTGATTTTTTCAATGATTCTAGTTTTAATGTCGTTGTCTGTAACGTTAGTATTTTTAGCTTTGATGACTCTAAACTTAGCTTGTAATTGTGGTTGCGCTGTGTTTCCAAACAATGGTTTATATGTTACACTTCTATAAACTACACTGTCACTCATTGCCTTTTTGTTTTCTACATCAGAAAAAGTTTTTGATAATTGATTACTTGTTGATGGATTAGGCATGTCTTTGTTACCTAGTAAGTATTGTTTAAAATCTTCATCATATGTTTTACTTAACACAAATACATCAATTACATTTGTAAAGCTAGGATCTACTAGCACATTGTCAGCTGGATTATGTTCCCATTCAAATCTTAAAAACTCTTTGCCTGTAAGTGTTTCTAAAACACCATCATCATCTGTGTCAAACAGTAATGTATCTGTTGCAATATCATCAAACGCTCTTGGATTATTTGGCCTCACATCATTGTTGCTATCTTCTAAACTAACAATTACTCTATGACTATTAGCCATACCATTTTTGTTTGTATGATATCCAGTGATAAAAAACTTACCAGCTACTTCAAAATTATCATTCAACACACTGATTGTATCTTTTTCATTTTTAAGTGTGTAAGTGTCTAACTCATATTCATTTGAAATGTTACTGAATTCAACATTTGCACTGCTAAATTCAAACCTAATTGTTCTCATAATAATTTCATATACATCATTGTTGTAATCAAACCATAGTAGCCAATTGTTTTGATCATTTGTTGTGTTGTATGATGCAAAGGGTGTATCTTTATTAATAGATACATTAGGTTCAAAAATTTCCCAACTTGTTTTTGCAATGTTGTAGTATATTGCAAATGTCTTTTTGTTTTCAATATATTCTAAAATGATTTGTGTTTCTCTGCTAGAAAATACTCTGTTAAAAGCTGGGTAAATGTTTTTTACATAACTACCAGATACAATATCTGTATCTATTGCTATTGCACCTTTACCGCTGCTTGTGAGTCCTGTAGGATCGCCCGAAGCATCATATATACCTAGGCCGTTGTTGAAAATATTTACAACCTTTGCCCATGTCGTTGTATATCCAGCACCGCTGTCTTTTGGTGTTGCAAATTCTATTAAACTACCTACTTCAATATTCTTTGTGTAAGAACTTTGACTTTGACCAACTTTAATAATTGGTGTATCGTTAACTAGTTCCTGCACTAGATATCCACTATTATTGCCAAACGATGATGTTGTGCTTGTTTGCCATTTAAATCCATCAGTGGCTGAACTATCTGCACTATCTGCAGGATATGTTGGATAACCCGTTGGCTTGAGTGCATCAAATGCAGGTGTAAACTTTGTATAATACAAGTTTAAAAGTTCACTGTTGTTTAAAATATTTTTTACATACTTGTTAAACACTGTGCTATATGATTCGTTGCTTGCAGTTGAAATACTTGTTGTATTATTGTATGAAAACAGTTTACCATCTTTGTTATAAACATTTACACTAGTATATGCACCTGTTGGGTCCATTGTATGGTGATATCTGCTGTGTCCACTGTGTGTTCTGTTGATTGACTTTGTTTTAAGTGCATCACTGCTTTGTGTTTGAATTAGATTGTTGTAATCACTTGCTGTGATCATTCTACCCTGTGCGCTGTAATTGCGTGGTGCATTTTCTTTGATGCTGTCTGCACTTTCACTGCTGCTTGCGCCCACGATAGGTGCTTTTAGTTGTAAGCCTACAACTGCTTGATATTGGTTACCATCTGAACCTGTGTAATTGATTGTAATCTTTTGTGGGCCTAAATCATCAGGACGAAGTGTGTATGTTTGATTAACACTTGTTCTAAACCATACACGAATGTTGCCCTTTGGAAGATTACCAAAATTGCTGTCACTAAAGCAAACACTGATTTGATTATTTTCACGTGTCTTTACACTAAAAATATTTCTCTTGTTTCCAGGAAGCACGTTGTAAATTTCATTTTGTCCATATACGTTTTCTACTTTGGTCCAATAGTTTACAGTGTTGTTGCTGTTGTTTACAGTAGATACCCACACATCACTAAAGTTAATGTTGGCAACATCAATATCCAGTTTCATGTTACTGATAGGATCAGTAATATTAAAATCTCTTGATTGTAGGTCACCTTGTTTAACACCAACAAAGAATCCTGTGTTGTTGCTTGTAACACCTTGGCCGTCGTTTTTGTAAACTACTGTAAAACTGTTAAGTCTGTCAGGTGTAGTCTCAATTACTGTGCCTCTATCGTCTATGTCTAAACCAATAGCATTAAACACACTGCTTCTACCGCTAGCACTGCCTTGCATTGTAAATTTAATTTGATCTGGATTGTTTTTTAATCCGTAAAATTGGTATGTAACATTATCTATAATAGTTTGCTTTACTGGACTACCAAACATGTTAGTGTCTTGCATTAGTGCGTTCATAACAGTAATAAAGTCATCCATGTTGTTTACGCTTGATGTATTTTCAAAGCGTAATTCTTTACCGCCCAAACTAGTTCCATCGCTACCAATTACTGATTCGTTTGTTTTTACACTTACAACTTTCATTTCACCAAATGCTGGCACATTACGTCTTGGTGTGTATCCTAAAAATTCTGCAAGTTTAAAAATACTTTCTTGTCTTTCAGCTGTGCTTAAAAAGTTGTTGCGTGTGTTTAAGTCAACTCTAAATGCTAAGTTGTGTCCAAACTGTGCAACCACATCAAGCAGTGCTACAAATTCTGATGATTCAATCCAGTCGTTGTAGTTTTCTGGATAGTTGTTGCGAACATAATCAACCATTGCACTACGGATTGTATCAAAGTCATATGCTTGTAAATTTGCATTGATAAAACTATCATACACCACAGTGTAGTCTTCAGCCGCAAAAAGTTTTGTTTGTCTAGTGTTTTGTGCCATTTTAATACTCTAAAGTTTCTTCAAACTCTTTGTCAAATTTAAGTTGCAAATCTGTTGCAGTTTTGGTAGGTAGATATGTAAGGTTAGCACTAACATACACAAAGCTCTCATCTTCTGTTACTGTAATTGTTGAGTCTTGTAATCTAAATCTAGGATCGTAATTTACAATTGTAATTACATCTTCTTCAATCTCTGAAATAGTTAAATCATCTAGAGGCTGAAAGACTAGATAGGGAAGATTACTACCAAAATCAGGATTAGTCCATTTCTCACCTTTACGGATATGGAAATGGTTGTCTAGGTCTTGTATTGCTAGATCTATGCCAGTAAGAGTCTTAGTAGTTGACTTTGTGTTTTTAGTTGTATAACCAATAATATTACTCATACAACTATTTATGTGAAAAATTAACTACATACTTTATGAAGTTAATTTTATCAGTTCTTGGGGCCAATTTAGGAAGTATTGCCAGCCCTCATCCGGCACAGTAAGTGGATAATACTTGCTACTGTTGTTGATTTGATGCCATGTAGGCTTGTAAGGTGTGTTAATTGGTTTGATTAACTTGCTACCTTTTTTAACATTGCACGGTCCACATGCTGATACTGTGTTTGTCCAGCCTAGTTTACCACCTTTTGATTTAGGAATTACATGGTCAAGTGTTAAATCATCATAGCCAAAATTATCGCCGCAGTATTGACATTGATAATCATCTCTTATGTAAACATTGCGGCGTGTAAATTTTGCTTGTGAGGGTTGTCTGTGATATGTGTTGAGCATTACCACACTGGGCATGGGTATGCTGAGATTTGCGGATCGCAAAAATCTACCTTCGTAGTTGCGTATGACATGAATTTTTTCTGCAAACATCGCCTTAACGGCATTCTGCCAACTGATTGTGCTCAGTGGGAGATAACTCAATGGTTGTGCGTCTGCATTTAAGAGTAATACGCTGGTATGCAAAACAGTTTTCCTCGTTAACGTTTGTATTTAAACTCTTACTTTTTAAGTTAACCTAGTTGTTTTACCAAGCGCATTCTTGCTTGATCCATACCAGGAAGGAAACGTTTTGTTTCTACAAAATATACACGTTCAGCTTGTAACTTTTGTATGTCTGTTGTCATTTTTCTAGGGTAATCACGTTCTACTGCTTTGAGACTTGCAGCCTTAATGAAGTCTCTCTTTTTCTCTGTTCCATAATCGCCTAGCATGATTATTTTTGCTTCTAGTTGTCTAATAGCTCTATCAACACCACTGTTGGTAAGTGCAGTAGCATAATAATTCCATTGTCTATTTTTTACATAATCATAAACATCAAAAGTTCTTATCTGTGTTCCTACTTTTTTAAAGTCGCCTGTTTTGTAGTAAACACTCAACAACCCATCATATTGTGATTGTGTAAGTGTGTCCAATGGCAAGAGTTTTTTTAATTTTCTTTCTGCAATCTTAAGTTGATCAATAAAGATATTGTAAGCCTCGTCCTCTGTTAGGCCGTTGCTGTCAATACCAATGCTTAAATTATATCCTATTTTTGTGCTTCCGTCAAGATCAATATAACTGTAAGGAGTATATTTTTCTGTTCTTAAAATGAAGTTGATAATTTCATCACTTGCTTCAAAATCCTTTACCGGCTTTAAGTCATTGACACGACTACTGTCGACTACACTAAATGTGGTGTAATCGATAAGCATATCATCTGTAATAACATTTGGTAAATTAATAACCGGCATTACTTGTTACCTTCTCCTGTTGTAAACTTTTCATATTGTCCTGTTGCACCTTTCCATGGATGGTGCTCTGGAACTCTAGTTGCTACACTTTCAGTTATACCTGTGTTCTCACTTAGTTGGTTTGATTTAGGTTTTGTTGCACTGTCTGGAGTAGGACCATTCATATCTATTCGACCTGCTTGCTCTGTCCAATTTCCTGCTATTAAAACATTACCGTTTGCATCTGCCTGAAGATTGATGTTTGCTGCACTGTAAATATCGATGTTGTCAATTGTGCTTTCAATTTTTATACCTGTGCCGGTGCTTTTAATGTTTACACCTTGATCAGCTTGCATGTTGATGTTACCACCTGCATGTAAGTTGTAATCACCTTCTGTGTGTATGCTAATGCCTTCTTGGCTGTATACGTCTATGCGTCCATCTTTGTCCATTTCAATGTAGGCGTTTGCTGCATGGTTGTTAATAAAAACTGTGCCTGTGGTATCGTCCATTAATACCTGTGCTCCGCCTCTTGTTTTGATGCGTATGTTTTTGCTTACACCTTCAGCATCACCGTCATCTAATGTAAGTGTATGTCCACCTAGTGTTGTAATTCCAAAAACCTTGCTTGGTGATTCTCTTCTTGCACTACTTTGACTGTGTCCACGCAATAAGTCGCCAGCAAGTCCTTGTTCTACTAAATTTAACACTGCCACAGTATCAGTAGGTCTTGTATCTGGATCAACTGTATCATATGGATTCTTTTCACTAGCAGGTGTGACACTTTGAGTATCACCAACATAACTTAAACTACTAGCATTGCCGCCCATCATGTGATTTCTATCTTTTGCAATTAGGTTGCCAATTAAAATACCTTGTTCCATTGTGCTTGTAAACGCAACAACTACCTGTGTGCCAATTTCTGGAGGTTGCGGCCACATGCCATAACTTTTTGGACTTTGTTCACTGTCTTTGAATTGTTGACTGCTTTCTTTAATGTTTGTGATACCGCCAAAAGGAGTTGCAAGCAAACAAATAGTGCCTGTGTTTTTTCCATCCACTGGACTTTGAAACTCTGGAATTCTTACATTTACTCTACCAGTGTATAGGCTATCACTGTTGTCAACCACTGTGCCAACGTAGATACCTGTGACATTATTAATGCCAAACTTCTCATCTCTAGTAGACATACTAGGTCTGCTTTTTGATCCTTTTACATTATATCCTGTCATTATAGATTCTTTAATTCCTCTTGTAAATAATATGTGCTTGACTTGTGGTCTCTATACATTCTCAACTTGCTTACGTATTGTCCTTGTTGAAATCTATGTTCTACTTCTCTTAGTTCGTATATACCGCTGGTATATAAATCCATAGGGCCTTTATCAAATGCATTCTCAATTGTGTTTTTATTTAATGGAAAGTGACTTACAAAAGCTACAAAAATATCACTAGTAGCTGTAACGTTTGCAAGTGTTGAACTGATGTTTCCTGTGAATGTTGCACCTGGTACACCCAATAGATAAGGATCACCTATCACATCTACTTCAATAACTTGTGTGTCAGCTGTCCTGTTTGCATAGCTTTCTGCAATTATAGCATCCATTTGCATTGTTGTCATAGGCTGTTCATTTGTTTCTTGTGTGTTTACTACACCTGTGTGATATTCTCTCGGTAAATTTACAATTACATTTGCATGCTCTGTGTTGACAGGTATATCGCTTAAAAATGCTGCAGGTGTTATATTTGTTCCAATTTGTTCTCTTGTGTTTACGCCTGTGTTATATGCAGCTCTTGGTAAACTACTAATACTAAAAAGCATGTTAAATTGCGCACTATAGTTTAAAACTTCTGTATTTTTTCCTGTGTGCAAATATTCATACTTTTTAACAATAGGTAATTTTTCAAATCTGTTTTGTTGATATGTTCTATCACCTAGTTTTTTATGGTCGGTGCCATCTGTTCTTACAACACCATACAGATGTTTAATACCAACTGTAATTACTGTTGTCACGTATTTTTGTTGTGTGTTGTCGTCTACTTCATCTTTTTTACCAGGTGTGCCAATTATTTCTTGCTTTATGTCAATTACTGGAGTAGTAAAACCGTTAAGCTGAGCGTCCTTAACATAATTATTCCATGCAGGCTGTCTCATAATGAAATTCTTTAGCCAAGTAACAACGTTACTGTTTACAGTTAATCTAGTATCGATTTTGTCAGCATCGTCTGTGTTTCTTGCAACACCGCTACTGTTGGTTGTAATTACCGGCATTGCTGGTAAATCAAAACTAGTTGGCTTACCTAATGCTTCTGATTCATAACCTTCTTGTCTAATAGTTTGATTAGCAGTATCCATATTGAATTTTATTTCCCAAGTTTTTCTTGGTGTGTTTGTTGGATTTGAAATAGTATCTTCTCTTCTTGAAGCAATTGCTTGTTCAAATCTGCCATCCTGTTCATTGTATCCATTGTTTGGTGGAGTTTCTGGTATTGGATTAATTGCAAGTATTTCTGCTTCATTTAATCCAGTTTCTAATTTGTCTACAAGTTCTTCAAGTGTTGCAACTGCCTGCACGTGAACTTCACCTGCTGTGCTTGTATTTTCTATGGCACTCAAACTTGGAACTGTTAAACATGTAAACATGTAACTTGTGCCGTCTGGACCTGTTTCGCTTGTAACACCATACGGAACTACAGGAAAGAAATGCATACCATCATATACAACAGGTCTACCTGTTTCTGGATCTCTACCTTTAAATTCCAGTTTCAAAACATATGTAGCATCTTTCATAGTTTTAAAATTAAACACTGGTGCTTTGCTTAGAATTCCATCTAGCAAAGTAAATCCCATAGGCTCTTTTACTTCAAACTGCATTGTGCTAGTTTGTGCAGAACCTTTTGTATCATCTCCAAACAATACAGCATTGAATAAAAAATTATCAATTGTGTATGTTGCTTCTACTCCAGATTTTGCAATAATAACTGCCTTGTTGGGATCTGGCAAATCAGTTTTGAGATATGATTCTGGATCATCAAAAACTTCTTTGTTTGTAAGATAAAATGTCCAATTGTAAGTTGGCAAGTCAACACTTGTATACCAATTTGGTTCTGGTGACTTTTTACCTTCAGTGATAGTAGTAATATCTGTTACTGTTGGTTGTTGTGCATTTGTTCTTTCTGCTCTTGCATCATCTGTTGTATCAGTAGTATCTTGTTCTTTTAAATCTGCTTGCACTTCATTCAGTGCTTTTTTCATTGCTTGACCTTGTGCTCTTTCAACAGGATCGTTAGAATTGAATAAACTTTCTGCTTCTTTTGCATAATCGCTTGTAGCTAAATCTTCACTGTCTAAGTGTTTATTTTTTTCTAAATGAGCTTCTAAACTTTTTTTGTATCCAACAGTTAATTCATCTTTGGCTGAATCAACTCCTTGTGCAGCCGCAGTGGACAATGCTGATACATCATCGTCTGATAGTATAGATTTAAATGGAGTTGTTGGTGGTTCCCAATCGCCTGTGTTTGCTTCGGCATTTTCTCCTGTGTCTACATCACCATTTTTTAAAATTTGATTAGAGCCTTGTCCGCCTGCTCCTTGTAAATCGTTGCCAGCGCCAACTCCTCCATAGCCTGGAGGTCTGTTTTCTCTACCCCATTCATACAAGTCGCCTTCTGGAACATCGTTACCAAGAAACACATGTCTTTCAGCAGCACGTCTACTAACTAAACCGTCTACACTTTCTAAACTTCCACCTGGACCTGTTCTAGCTTTGCTGTATAACATCATTTTATCAGCAATCTCTTCTCTACTGCGAGTGCCGTTTGCTGTGAGCTGATCAATGCCACCGTTATTGTATGCAAAACTTGTTAGTGCTGCTCTTTCGTTGTCTGTCCAATTGTATGTGCTATCATATTTGTCAACATTGTTTACATAAGTTTGTATTTGTTGTTCATACAATTGATCAGCTTCAGCTTTTGAAATATTGTTAATCGGTGGCGGCTGTGATCTATCTCTACTGCCTGCATAACTACCATAACCAACTGACCATTGATTAACATCCCAATATGCTTGAGAATGAAACCCTTCAAATTTTTTGATTACATCAGTTGTGTTAACGGTCATTTTACGAGAACCTTATTGGATATGTAATTGTAATTCCGCTTTTAAAGTCAACAATAGGATCTACTAATTTGTCTTGATTTAATTCTGCAAATACCCACCATAGTTTTGCATTACCATACAAATCATGTGCTAACACATCAGGACGTTGATGATACTTAGAAGTAATTTCCATTGTATCTAATTCCATTGTATTTCTGTCACCTAGTGATGTATTGTATACATCTAAATATTTGTTATCAACTAGTTTAGTGTTTCTATACATACTATCTGATCTATATTCTGCCATTAGATAAATCCTTTGTTATTTTTTAGAGATCTACCGCTTGCATAATCTCTAAGATTAAAATTTTCTTTTGTATATCTAGGAGGCAACTGAACACGTAAATCTAATGTTACTAATAAACTTGTTGGTATACTTGTTTTTTCTCCGTTGAATTCTACTTCAACATAATCACTGTCTTCAACTAAGTTGTAGTTTACGCTGGTTAAAATTACAGGAACATTTTTTGCATGCAAATGCCCATATGCATTAAAAATCAAAGACCTAGGAGGACTGCCTGCGTTTTCGCTATTTTGGCCAAAGTCTCCTTTGGTGCATGTTTTAAAAAAATGTAATGCTGCTGCTGTGTATCTTGCCTCTGCTATATCGTTAGCAGTAAATGTAGCTGTTATGCCAATTTGTGGATTTGGAGTATTTACATAATAGTTTGGCTGATAAATGCTGTGCGTAGAATCATAACTGCCATAATTTGCACTATGTCCAATTCCAATTGTTGGGGTGTATGGAAAAATTACACCTCTATCTTCTCGCAATGGTTCCAACAAGCCATCAAACCCCAAGCCCCAACCGTCAACTGTTTTGACTTGTAATTTTACTTTTTGCTCGTCTCCAATGCCGCCGCTCATGATGTCAATCTACCTTTGATAAAATCAAACACACTTTGGTCAAACTTACCAAAGAACTTCTCAAATGCTTGTTTTTGTTCTGCTTCGTCTGCTCCACCTGCCATTGTAGCACGGAAGTCACTTGCACTCATACCTCCTTGCATTAATGGAGCTTCGTATGCAAATACTATACCTTCGTTGTGTGGAGTCATGCCTTGCATGTTAGCTGGAACAGGTTTTACTTTGTCGCCTGACAAGCGCATTGGGTCTTTTGCACCGTAGACAAGAATTGTTGCATGTGTGTTGTTGTCTTTGCCTACAACACTTGGTTCACTTCTGTAAGGATTACTGTTTACAATCTTGTCTGCAGGAATAGCAAACATCCTGCTCATAATATCTCTTTTTTCTTCAAATGTAAAAGGGTCACTGCCATAATCACCAGCTGCATGTGCTTTTGCAGCTTTTTGACTAAACGTTGTGGCAATATATACATTGTCAGCACCAAACTTTTCTACAAGATGTTTGTATACATCTCTGTGGCCTTGATGCATTGGCTGGAATCTACCACCATAGAATACTACATATCCACTGGCATCTTCCATGATTTGTGTAATTTCATTAATTAGCATAGCATTTCTCCAGTAGTATTTATGCAATTAAAAAACCGGTTGACTTACAATGGGTTATCACCATATAATGCTGCACATAGGAGTATAATAATGACCAAAACGAGGCAACACTACTTAACAAACAAAGACCTGTTGCGTGAAATCCACAATAGTAAAATGACTTATTGTTGGACACGCGACGAAGAATACAATCATTATGATTTAATTATTAATTCGTTTGACGAAATCAACGAAGACAGTATTTTTACAGCAAAACAAAACAGAGCAAAAAGATTACAAAAACTAGCACACGAAGCTGAAGTAAGACGTTGGGAACAAGGACTTACTGGTAAAAAAACAAAGCCGCGTGGTGCAGATTTTGCAGTTGACTTGGATGACATTGCAGACGAGGATCTTGTATTCCGTGTAATGACATTTGAACACATTCCCGAAGAGCAACGCAAAAACAAACCAAAAACAGAAGCAGATCATCACTCAAAGTGCAACTTCCCTCCTTTCAAACATTATGCTAAGATCGAAGGAGATTGGGAAGAAGTAGCACGTAGTCACTGGACAGGTGGACGAGACAATGGTTACTTTAGCACAGATCATGGCAACACTACTCCTGCACTCGCACGTGCTTACATTAAACTATGTGAGCGTTATAGCATGCGAGCTAACTGGCGTGGATACACTTATGTAGATGAAATGCGTGGACAGGCATTGTTACAATTGTCACAAATTGGTTTGCAATTCAACGAAGCTAAAAGTGAAAATCCATTTGCTTATTATACTGCGGCTATCAACAACTCATTTACACGTGTTCTCAATTTAGAAAAGCGTAGTCAAAATATCCGTGATGATTTGCTTGAAGAAGGTGGATTAAATCCTTCAAGCACAAGAACATTCAATGCAGAGTGGGAAGCTCAGCAAGAACAACTCAAAAAAGAACAAGCAGAAAAAACTGGAGAGTAAATTTGTTTGATAAAGCTGTCATATTCACTGACATTCATTTCGGCATGAAAAACAACAGCAGATTACACAATCAAGACTGTGAAGATTTTTTGATATGGATGATTGGTGAAGCGCACAAGCGCGGTATTAAAAAATGTATCTTTATGGGTGACTGGCACCACAACAGAGCCAGCATCAATGTAAGCACACTGAACTATACTGTAAGTAACTTACAACGACTAAATGATGCATTTGACGAAGTTCACATGCTAACAGGAAATCACGATTTATATTATCGTGAGAAGCGTGAGATTCATAGTATTCCTATGACAAAACAATTTCCTAAGATTAATATTGTCAATGATGAAATGTATGTTGATGACAATGTTGCACTGATTCCGTGGTTGGTAGATGACGAGTGGAAACGTTTGCGTGAAATAGAATGCAAATATATGTTTGGCCATTTTGAACTCCCAACATTTTACATGAACGCACTTGTTCAGATGCCAGACCACGGAGGTTTAAAAGCAGAAGACTTGAGCAAACCTGAGAAAGTGTTTACAGGACATTTTCACAAGCGTCAAGAAAAAGGCAATGTAATTTATACAGGTAATGCATTTGCACACAACTATGCTGATGCATGGGACGATGAACGTGGGTGCATGTTTATGGACTGGAAAGGCGACATGGAATTTGTTGCTTGGCCAGATGCACCAAAGTATCGCACAATCAGTTTGAGTAGATTGATTGACGATCCTGCAAAATACTTGGGTGAAAAAACTTATTGTCGTGTTACACTTGATGTTGGTATCACATATGAAGAAGCAAACTTTATCAAAGAAACTTTTGCACAACAATTTAACCTGCGTGAGATTGCACTCATGCCAAGCAAGAAAGAAGAACATGCGCAAGACTGGAACAAGGGTGTAGAAATAGAAGTTGAAAACGTAGACAGTATTGTAATGACACAACTTGATTCAATACAAAGTGAAACAATCAAAAAAGAAATGTTAGTTGACATTTATAGAGGACTTACGTTATAGTAACAACATGCTTATTATTAAAAATATTACAGTAAAAAACTTTATGAGCGTAGGCAATGTTACACAGGCAGTAACATTTGATCATGCTGGTTTAACATTGGTGTTAGGAAACAACTTAGACTTGGGCGGTGATGGATCACGTAATGGCACAGGCAAAACAACAATTGTAAATGCACTTAGCTATGCATTATACGGCAATGCGCTTTACAACATCAAAAAAGATAACCTTGTTAATAAAACAAACAACAAAGGTATGATGGTTACTGTTGAATTTGAAAAAGATGGACAACAGTATCGTATTGAACGTGGACGCAAGCCAAACATTTTTCGTTTCATTGTAAATGAAGCAGATGCTACAGATGGAACAGATGAATCACAAGGTGAAGGTAGACAAACACAACAAGTGATTGAACGTGTGCTTGGTATGAGTCATACCATGTTCAAACATATCTGTGCGCTAAACACCTATACTGAACCTTTTTTAAGTATGCGAGCAAATGATCAACGTGAGTTGATTGAACAGCTACTTGGTATTACACAACTGTCTGAAAAAGCTGATATCCTTAAAGAACTTGTAAAAATAACACGTGATAAAATACAAGAAGAAACATTTCGTATCAGTGCAGTAGAAGAAGCAAACGAACGTATTAACAAAAGTATCTCAGATTTGCAACGTAGACAACGTGTATGGGGCACAAATAAAGAAGATAAAATAAAACAACTAAAGAGCGAATTGCTTGCACTAGAGCATATTGACATTGATGCAGAGCTAAAAGCACATGCAGATTTTGAAGATTTTAATGGTAAAAAAAGTCAAATAGACACTTTAAATGCAGAAATAGCAAGACTTACAAGTGCAGTTGACAGAGAACAAAAACGTTTAAACAAAGCACAAACCGATCTCAACGCTACATTAGAACATAAGTGTTATGCTTGTGGACAAGAGCTACATGATGAAAAACATGCAGAAATTGTAGCTACAAAAACAGAAGCAGTTAACGAAAGTCAATCTCACATTGACGAAGATAACAGCAAAATAGAAGATTATAAAAGCGCACTAGCAGAGCTAGGAGAGCTTGGTGATGCACCACGCACAGAGTATAATACACTACAAGAAGCGTATGAGCATCAAAATAAACTGAGCACGTTGCGCACAAACATTGAGAATGCAGAAGAAGAATCAGACCCATACAGCGAACAGATTGAAGCACTACAAGAAACAGGACTTCAACCCGTAGAATGGTCGGAGGTAAATAGACTTACCGAACTCAAAGAACATCAAGATTTTCTATTGAAACTACTAACAAACAAAGATAGTTTTATTCGTAAGAAAATTATTGAACAGAATTTGCAGTTCCTAAACACTCGCCTAGAATACTATATTACAAGACTAGGTTTACCACATGAGGTTCAATTTCAGAGCGATTTAACAGTAACAATTACACAACTTGGACAGGACTTGGATTTTGATAATCTAAGCCGAGGTGAACGTAATCGACTTATTCTAGGATTAAGCTGGAGCTTCCGCGATGTGTTTGAAAGTATGAATCACCCCATCAATCTCGTCTGTATTGACGAACTGGTTGATAGTGGGATGGATACTATAGGTGTTGAAAGCGCACTTGGTATTTTGAAAAAGATGGAACGTGACCGTAACAAAAACATTTTGCTAATCTCACACAGAGATGAACTTGTTGGTCGTGTAAACAATGTATTACAAGTTACCAAAGAGAATGGCTTTACAACATTTAATACAGAAGTAGAAATTGTAGATGCCTAAGTATGAAGGTCTAGAAGACGACGATTTAATTTTAATAGATCCCGATACAGGTAAAACACTTAGAGTGCCTGCACAAAAGATTAGGAGTCTAGACCTTGACACTGAACCATCTGACTTTAATATGAGGCATGCAGCTAATACTATTGAAGAAGATAAATTAGGCAAAGACATAATTAGTAAAATAAAGAACAAGATAGATGAGTGGAGCAAAAAGCAAAAATAAAGGCAAAGGCTTTGAACGTGAAGTTTGTAATATACTAAGCGACATCTATGAAGACAACTTTGAGCGTGTGCCATACAGTGGTGCATTTGTTGGCGGTATCAACGCCGCACGTAAGAGCACACTTACGGAAAATCAAATCAAGGCTTTTAAAGGAGATGTAATTCCTCCAGATACATGGAATTATTTTAACTGTGAATGTAAAAATTATGCAGATTTTCCTTTTCATCAATTATTACAAGAAAAACCAATACCACTATTAGAACAATGGCTAGAACAAACATTAGATGCACATGATAAAGATGATTTGGATCTTTTGTTTATGAAATTTAACCGTAAAGGCATTTATTTGGCATTTCCAAAAAATCTGGTTGACAGATTTGAATTAAATCGTTACATATATTATACAAGTGAAGATTATGGCACATGGACAATTACATTTTGGCAAGATTTCCAGGCAATTACACATAATATAAGACAAATAAAAAATTTAAGCATTAACGGCACTAAAACAAACGTAATCAAGTAGGCTAATAAAGGCACTAGGCTCAGTTTGATCGGGGTTGCTCGATCCACCTTGAGGTTATGCTATCAGCATGATCAGACACTGGTGTGCCGCAAGAGTCAATGCACTGGTTTGACAAACCAAAATGAGTGAGCTCTCCTGGACAATTGGAACTCACGGGTAGCCCAGAGTCGCATACTATGGCAATGGGTGTTCCTGCGTTAGAAAAGCAGCATTTAATAGAAGTACCGCGTAACCGCTTCCCCCGAGTGCTAAATCGGGTTTGCTATAGTATGTGTGAAGGGGCGTCTAATCCAAGATTCTTCAGTTGCACCTAGCCGTGTGTAGGCTAAGTGTGACTGAAACATCACACCAAGCTATATCGATAAATATCAACATAGAAATAATTCTTTTCGTTTGAACGATTTAGATGATAGCGTAAGCAATTACTTCGAGTAGAGCAAAGCGATACGAAGAAGATGATGTCGTAGACATCAAGACATGAGACTATAATGAACTTCCAAGAATTCCAGAACAAATTCCTAGAATGGACAGAGAATGAAATTGAAGCTAAGAAACTTGATGGATTTCCCATATGTCCTTTTGCAAGAAAAGCAAGATTACAAAATAAGATTCAATTCATAGATGCAAGAGATAATCAATCAAATACATATGAGACATTTGACAAAGATCAATATGAAATAGGAATTGCTTGGGTTGATGGATGTGATATGGATCAAGTTGAATCTGTGATTGAACAGCAAATGCAAAAACACAACGACTTATTGTATTTTACCAGCACAACCACAAGTGGACATTTTGCAAAAAACTTTACAAACTGTGTTTTTATTCAATTGAGAGATGATTTGACAGAAAAACGCAAGTATCTACATACTACAAAATACTATGACAGTTGGCCTATAGATTATTATAAACTTATAACATCTGTTTAGATTTACCACTCATTCTTTCTGCACGTTTGTTGAGCCTATCAACCAGTAGAACTATACTGGGTAATTCCATTTGAACAATATCCTGATAGCTGAAAGCACCGTCACTGCTGATTACAATGTCTAGATAATTTTCTTCCAGTTTTGTGTGTTGTGTTTTGTATCTGTCAATTATTTCAGGAATTTGTTCGGGCTGACTGGTAGCTATCAGCCTGCGAAAAAATTTGTTACATCAAGCTCTACTTCGGTTTCCCATTGATGTTCGCAACTTTCACATTGAACTTTGAACATGTTGTTTACACCATCGTTGCTGAGTTCATCTACTTTGCTTTTTATTTGCTCATAGTCGGCACTTGTAATATTTTGTAGCCATTCTCTGATTGTGTTTTTGTCACTAACTGCTTCGCTGTCGCTACCAGGCGTCCTTACACTATCTACACAGTTTGTAACAAGGTCTACAGTAAGTTCTGCCATTTCCACAAAAGTTTTACCAAACATTTCTTGTCTTTGTTGATCATCCATGTTGGCGTTTTGTAAACCTTCAATCATTTTTACTTGCTTGATTTGTTGTATTTGTATAGTATTTCTATCTTCCAAGCTGTAAGGATTTAGAGTGATTTCAAATCCATCATTGATTGTAATAACATTGCTTGGTTGTGGTCTTGACACAGCATTGTCAATGATTGCTTGACAATTGATTGCAACGTTGTTTTTGTGACTACACTGTGGGCAGTCCACTTCTACTTCAATTTCACTGCCATAACTTGCTTGTCTAATTGCAAGCATGATTACCATTAGGTCATTGACAGGAATTTGTCTTGGGTTTGGAATATCAGGACAACAGCTTTGTATTAAACTTACACTGGCCTCACCATTAAACAACGCATCTGGTGTTTTTGTTATCAATTCGTCACGTGCAGTCATAGCGTAAACAGCTAATTCACCGTCTGCGCTAAGTTTTGGTGCTGGATCATAGTATCTACCACCACTTGGTAGGTCTATATATAGACTTGGTTTTCTGTATGCACTGATTAGGGGATTACTCATGTTTTAATTCTCCGATAAATACACTATACTAGAAGTATTTATCATCATTATATATGTAGTTAATTATGCAAGAAATTATAAACGCAGTATATCAACAATATCCTTGGGCAAGTGAAGCCACAGCTACAGATATTGCTAACAACATTGGACGTGGACCTGCAAACAGGCGAAAAATTGCACTTGCAATTACAAATGCAGTGAATCCTGCTGGTGTTGCTGAGTTAGATAGACTGTTAAAGGGACAAATACAATCAGAAAAGAAACAAGCAAAGGCAAAAAGTGAATTTACTAGAGAAATGCAAGGTGCGCAACGTGCAGTTATGACACAGAACGTTGATGGACTGGGTGCAATGACTGGTTTGTTTGAAAAACTTGCAGGTGCCGCATCAGAACTAGGTGTAGGTGGAGCAGCAGCAGGTGCATTTGGGAAATTAGGCGGTAGTAGAAACAAATTAATTTCTGGTTTAGGACAAGTTGGTAGAGGCGCAACAGAAGTTGTTGGTAGCAGCTTAGGTATTGCGGCAGGAATTGGCACATTTGTTGCAGCATTTATCAACGGACAGGACAAATTGCTTAAAACAATGATTGATATTGGTTTAGCAGACTACAATATGGAAAATATGACGCAATTGCGTAATGATGCAGCAAGTTTGGGCATGGGTTTCAACGAATATGCAAAAGTTTTACAAGTAAGTGCTAATTTAATTGGTGCAGGACATGATTCTGCTATGCAAGGCGCGACTATTTTCAGTGAAATGGCAACTAGAGTAGCTAGAGATGAAAGTGTAGTAAAATTTGGCTATAGAACTAGCGAACTTACCATGCGATTAGCACAAACTGCTGATGCATTATACAAAAGTAATCAAATTAATAAGTTAGATGCAGGTGCAGAAGAAAAGATACTTAGAGTTTTTCAAACTACACAAGCAATTGCACTAGGGCTAGCAACAACCACTGGTGAAAACAGATCAAAGTTACTGGATGAGTTAGAAAACCAAAGACAAGACGTAGAATTAAACACAAGTTTCCAACTTGCACAGCAACAGTTTGTTGAACAAAATGGACAACAAGCATTTGACAACTTGAGAAATGGCACACAGATGTATCTTGCTAACATTGCTAGTAGATTTGGCAAAGATAGCCCAATGTATGCTGAAATAGAGAAAACAGTCAAAGCGGCAGTATATGATATTAATTATGATCAAAATATTATGAACAACATTACACCTGAACTAGCACAAATGTTCAATGAAATAGGTGGTGGGGCACTTAATGCATTTATTGAACAAGGTAATAATTTACTTGCTGGTAACACCGACGAAGCGCAAAGTGTTGTCGATGCTAGTTCGTTGTTAGGCATACTTAGTGATCAGTTTGATCAAGGGTTACGTAGATTTGCAAGTGTTGACCCAATCACAAATGCAGCAGCACAGGCTATGGCAGCAGCTAAAGTTGCTAATGATGCGGCTAAAGACATAAGTCTAGTAGAACTCAAAGACATGATAGATGAATCTACAGGTGCTGTTGGAGTAGCTGATGAATCTATTGTAGCTATTGATAATGCAGCTATTGCACTTACCACAACACTAGAAGCAATTATGCCAGGTATTGATACCATGGACGGTGCGCTAGACATGGTTTATGCAACTATGGGGTTCACAGCCTCAATGATTGATGCTTTAACAGCTATTTTAGGTATAGATGGAACAGATGCAAAGTCTCAACTTGATGATATTATGGAAGCTGTTGAAAAAGGCACAACCACTGATGCAGTAATATATCAAAGAGGTTCAAAAGAATACAATAGACAAAGCAGTTTGTTAAGATTAACACCAGACGGTGATATTACAGCAAGAAGCTATGAAAATTTTATCAATACAACAAGAACATTTATGTCTGATAGTGCTATTGGTAGTGCAGACAGAGACACATTAACTGATAGAGTATCATCACTAACGGAAATGAAAGCCGAAGTTAATAATAGACTAGCCAATAGAGATGGTGAAAGAAATGCACAAGGTAGAATAACAGGTAGACCACTTACACAGCAAGAAATTGCCTTGTATAATCAGCAACTTAGAATTCTGGATGAACAAATTACTAAAGTTAACAAAAGAATTGCTGATCAAGAAAGTGTATTAGAGGGAGTATAATATGGCAGACGACTATCAAATTGAAAATCCAGCAGGAGGTCCTCCTATAATTGTCCCTGGTTGGGCAAGTGAAGCAACATTTAGACAGATCGAAGGTGATCTCAATAGGATGACCAAAATCGATGAAGCACTTGTAAAGGTTTCTTCTAACTTCAGCAAAGATTTACAAGACATGTTCCAAGGCATTGCAGGCGGTGCAAGAGGCGACACAGCAGCTAACAAAAGCGAAACTGCTGAAACAAAAAATGCTACTAAAGCAACAAAAAAACTTGCTAGTAGAGTAGTAGAATCTGCAAGTTTTATGGGCAATACAGAACGTCCGCTTACTAGCATTGTTGGTGCATTAAAAGAAGCAGGACCTGCAATTGGTGGTGCATTGAGTAAATTTATTGAGCCTCTTGGAAAAGCAGTAAACAAACTAGAAGGCGGCGGCTCCGGCGGTGGACTTAGTGCTCTGGGCAGAACATTAACTGATAACAAAGGTGTGATTAGTGATGCAGCATTTATGTGGCTTGGTTGGAATGCTGGTAAATTAGAAGCGTTTAGCGAAGTGCAACAACAGATGATTGACAACGGTGCAATCATGTTTGAAAATCACAATGCTTTCAATGACTTGCGTGTTGCAGTCAACAGAAGCGGTGTAACATATGATGCATTTTCAAAAACAATTGCAGCCAACGGTAGTGCTATCAATGCGTTTGGCGGCAATGTAAGTTTGGGAACAAAAAGATTTGCAGACTTTTTTGGTAACTTAGAAGAGTCAGCAGATGCATTAGGTGACTTTGGTATTAGCAACGCAGAACTCCTGCAACAATCAGGTGAGTTTTTAGAATACCAACGTATCACTGGTGGATTAAGAAGAGGCACAGCAGGCTTAGAAGAAGATTTGAGTCAAGCATTTACACAATTGCAAATTGAAACAGCAGGATTAGCAAGTATTACAGGTTTACAAAGAAGTCAGTTATTGCAAAATAGATTACAAGTTACTAATGTTGATTTTGCTGCAGGTTTGGTAAATCTAGAAGGAGATGAACGAGCAGCAGCAGATGAAGCTCGTAAGATTTTTGCAGATTTAGAAAGTATTGCAGGACAGGGAAGTCCTCTTTCAACACTTTCAAATGCTACAGCAAGATCATTAGCTGTTGTAAATGGTAACTTAGCTGAACTAGATATAGAAGAAGTTGCACAAGCTATGAATCCCAATGATGTTGCTGCACTTAAAAAAGCATTTGGTCAAGATATTTTTGATCAACTTGAATTAGCTATTCAAAGCGGAGACACTGAAGCTGTGCAGAGAGTAATGTTTGATACTATTAATGCTGATCTCACACGTTTGGGAACACAAGTTGCTAGTGTAACTGATCCATTAGCTGGAGCAAGTAACAGTTTAGCACAAGCAATGATGCAAATCAAGCAAGTGTTTGGCGACATATCTGTAGAAGAACTAGCACAGGCAAGAGAAAAAGCAGTGGCAGGACTAGCCGAAGCTGGAACAAGCACAGTGTTGTTAAATGATGCAACAAAAGCATTTTTAGCTATACAAGAAGCATTTACATTAAACATGGATACACTAAGCAAAGCATTTGGTGGTGCGTCAGAAGTTGTAAATGATGTAGTCCAGTTTTTCAACAACAATGCAGAAAGAATGTATCTAGTGCCAAATATGGGACCAGATGAAATTGCAGCTATGGAAAAAATTATTAAATTAAACGAAGCAGGTGTTCCAAATGCAATGAATAACATGGCATCACAAGGAGGTTATGGTTACATTGATGACCCTATGAATAAGTTAGCCAAAGAATACAGTGCTGCAATGGAAACTTTAAAAAATGCAGGCATGACAGATCCTCAAAATGTTGACCAAGACATGCTAAACTGGTATAAAAACAATGTGCCTGGTCTTGCTTTTGGAGGTCCAATAGCTGCAGGTAACCTACGAGTTGTTGGTGAAAACGGTCCGGAACTGTTAGTTACAGAACAAGATGGTAAAATACTTTCAAACAGAGAACTTAATGATCTTATGAACACAGAGTTGACACCTGACTCAAACAGTAGTATAATGGAAGTTAACATCGAAGAAGAGTATAAACAAGCCATTGCTACAAAGAAGCAAACACTAGTTGTTTTAGAAAATGTAAGAAAATTTGCTAAAAATAAGATGATGGATGATAGGCTAAAAGCTGCAATTGATGCAAGCGGGGCATAAATATACTTACATAACAAAGGCGCCCACAAATGAGTTGGAAAAAACACTTTACAAGATATAACACAGCTGACGGAACTGACGGTCGTAGCTCTGCAAAAGCCAGTAGATGGCAAAGCTGGCTCCCTGAAGTGTATTCTGGTCAGCCTAATCGTATTGAACGCTATAGCCAATACGATCAAATGGATCAAGACAGTGAAATCAATGCAGCACTAGACACTATTGCTGAATTTAGCACACAAATGGATCCAATCACAGATTTACCTTTTAGTATTAATTACAAAAGCGAACCTACAGATTCAGAAATCAGTGCATTAGAAACTGCACTAAAACAATGGGTATCAATCAACGAATTTGAACGCAGAGTTTTTAGTATGTTTCGTGCATGCGTAAAGTATGGTGATCAATTTTTTATTCGTGATCCAGAAACATTCAAACTAATTTGGGTAAACTCAAATGATGTAAGCAAAGCTATTGTAAACGAATCTACAGGCAGAGAAATTGATCAATATATTATCAAAAATATTGCACTTAACTTACAAGACCTTGTTGCAGTTGATACAAAAGCACACAGTGACGCTACAAGTGTAAATCCACAAACAGGTTACACAACAAGCAGAACAAATAGTGGCGTTTATGACAGCAAAAATTCAGGTTCAACAACAGAATATGCTGTTGATGCAAGTAATGTTGTGCATGTAAGTTTAAGTGATGGTATGAATGCAAACTGGCCTTTCGGCAACAGTATCCTTGAGCCAGTTTTTAAAGTTTACAAGCAAAAAGAACTTTTAGAAGATAGTATTATTATCTACAGAGTGCAACGTGCGCCAGAAAGACGTGTGTTTTATATTGATGTAGGTAATATGCCAGCGCACAAAGCTATGAGCTTTGTTGAGCGCACAAAAAATGAAGTTCACCAAACACGTATTCCTAATATGAGTGGTGGTGGAACAAAAGTAATGGACAGTGCATACAATCCACTGTCAATTATGGAAGACTATTTCTTTGCACAAACTGCTGAAGGTAGAGGCTCAAAGGTTGAGGTATTACCGGGCGGTGAAAACTTGGGCGAAATTGATGACTTGAAATATTTCAACAACAAACTCATGCGTGGTTTGCGTGTTCCAACTTCCTATCTACCAACTGGTAGTGAAGATGGTATTGCAGCATTCAACGATGGGCGTGTTGGCACAGCAATGATTCAAGAATTCCGCTTTGCAAAGTATTGTGAACGCTTGCAGACGACTGTTCAGAAAACACTTGACAAAGAATTCAAACTGTTCTGTAAACACAGAGGTATCAATGTAAGCAGTAGCCTGTTTGATCTCAACTTCTCAGAGCCACAGAGCTTTAGCAAGTATAGAGAAATTGAAATTGATCAACAACGTGCTAACTTGTTTGGTAGCTTGGAAGGTGCAGGTTATCTTTCAAAGAGATTTATCCTTGCACGTTATCTTGGACTCACCGAAGAAGAAGTTCTTGAGAACGAACGTCTCTGGGCAGAAGAAAATGATCCAGCTAGCGCACCATCTGGGGACGCAATTAGTGATTTAAGCAGTGTAGGTGTTAGAGCAGGAGACATGGGTAGCTTTACACCAACAGACGTAGATGCAGAAAACGATCTAGGTGATGATGATGAGGCACCAATTGATACACCTGATGTAGATGCAGGAGGAACTGACGATGAGATTTAATGAATTAGCACA